ATTTTCTTTATTCAACTGTGCGACTTTATCATCAATTGTCACATCTTTAATTGACACCCATCCTCTCGCTTCAGTTAGCACATCATGGTCTTCTGTTAAACAGAATTTATCTCCCAATTCTGGTATTCTATCTTGTAAAACACGAATCTTTACTAACGCTAAACCCTTATTATTTACTGTAACTACTACATCTTGAACTGTTCCACTAGTCCATACTTGTGCGGTAACTGACGCATCTTTCATATCACTTCCTTGCGCTTGAATATATCGGCCAACAATGACTGTATTTTCATCTACATATTCGCCTTTCTTAATAATACCACGTTCATCTAGTTTTCTGTAATCTACACCAGCTTTTAACGCCGTCCAGCCTGGTATGTTAAGAGGATTCGCAATTCGTGTCTTTGTATGTGCTTTATCATCGTCTTCTTCAAATGCTTCATAACTTCTAAATGTCATATTTCTAAACATACCACGTTGAATAGAATCAGCATTAAAAACAATACCATCATCTTGATTGTAACCAGTGAAACATCCCATTGCTAAAACCAAATTATGGCCGTATCCAATCTGACCATCTGCTATATAGTCGTAGTATAGTGTTCTAACAAGTGGTGCTTCCCCATAGCATAATAAATGTGTTTGATTATCATAACGATTCATATAATTTGTTGAATATATTGATATACCTTGCTTCGATTGACTACATGATAATTGATTACGTGGCGATTGATTGTGATTTGGAAATGGAATTATCGATGTAAGAAGTCCAACCATTGTTGAAGGATGTAACTCAACATGCGATGATTCTTTAGTAATTAATTCTGGATACATAGCAATATACGCTTCATTTGATTCATATGGATCTACATATTCAATACAGCCAATATGAGGAGCAAGTTTTTGTATATAATCTTCATACGATGGGTTTTCAAGACTTTCTAGAGGGTCAGTAAATCTAGTACTGTGTATATCATATTGCTTTGTTAGTTCCAACGTACCCATTACTAATTCACGCCATGTACTCGCAGCCTTAATTTTTTCATAAGGATATTTACCATTTTGTACAAAAACAATAGGACGGATGGGCCTTCCTTCATCAAAATAAAATGATACTCTTCTTTCACGGATATTAAAAGTAATAGAACTATATGCTGGCAAACATCCAGTATATTTCATTAACTTACATATTTCTACTAATTTTTGTGGTTTCAAGCAAAACCCAATAATACCACTATTCACATAAACTGGAACCGCAACTTTCATCATAAGTGGTGTTAAATTATTTGATTCAAGAATTTCCATCTTATTATATAACCATTGTGTAAATATTTGCGGCTCCATAGAAATACTAACAGCAGTAAGAATTGATAGATTTTTTGTAATACCAATACTTGAACCTCCAGGGGTTTCAGACGTACAGAAATAGCCAAATTGTGTAGTGTGTAAGCGACGAGGGCCTTGAAGAGCCATACTAGTGTCAAAATCTAATACTACACGGCGACAATGAGATAGAAAATCTAAATATGACAATCTAGATAATGGTTGTAAGACTCCAGATTTTTCTTCACCCGCGCCAGAACTCCATTTACCTTTAAATCCGCGGTTAATTCCTTCTGTAATAAATCCTATATTGAATAATGTATTAATATTTCCTGGCAAGAAAATATTTAAAAAATTCTCACCAGAATATATTGTTGTATTATATTTATATTCTTTATCTATAGTTCGTGCAACTTGTTTTGTCCATGTATTGTATGTATTTTGAAATAACATTCTTACAAGAAATCCACTTGTTAAACAACGTTGATTACGAATATCATCTTTATCTGTACTTGTATCATAGTTTGCTTTTACTCGTAGAATCTTACGCACACAATCGGCTAAATACAACGCTTTATTCATAGGAGCATTATCAACATGAATAAATGTTTGATTATATAATATATCATAAATATGTGCTTCAGAAAATCCTTTTGTTAGAACTTTCATATATTGAATTGCTGAATATGTATCAAGCAATGGATGTGCGTCAAGAAGAGTCTCATGTAATAACGGTGCTAAAATCTTTGCTTCTGTATCATTTTCATTTGGAAAAATACAGCGTAAAATATCCTCATCTGTTTGAACGCCAAATGCTCGAAACAAAACAAATAGTGGAACTGCTTTTCTTACAAAAGGAATAGTTATCTCAATTGTATTTTTATTTTTCACTAAATTAAACGCAACACGTTTTACAAGTCGTGTTTTAGGATTTAAGCATTGGATTGACGCAAAGATTTCAGATTTAGGATTTTTTTCTTGTTTTGTAATATATAATGTATTAAATGCCTGCTCTTGACGAGTAATAAGAACTTTCTCTGCGCCATCGACAATAAAATAACCACCATAATCATAAGGACATTCACCAACATCTTTTAAAAAGACATTTGGCTTATCATGTAAAAGACAATATCTTGAATGTAACATAACAGGAAGTTGAAATAAAGGAATTCTTCCAAGATAATCATGTTCTTTATTTGTTGCTGAGTCAAGCATTACTACATGCTTTTCTAACTTCCCATATTCATTTGGTCGAACAAATGTAATTCTAACAACTATTGATGCTTCAACACTAGAAGCATATGTTAAATTGCGAAGACGTGCTTCATTTGGATAAAGAATACGAATTTCTTCATTGCTCTTTAATGAAAGTGTAGGTGAACCAATAAAGAATTGATCGCCATTCAATCCGCCAACAAAAATTTCTACCTTGTAAGCATATTCATCCGTATTACCAATTTTTTCTTCTAAAAGTAAAATTGGATTTGCTGCTTTAATAATAGCAGGAATATCGTTAGAAACAAATTGATCGAAACTATTAATTTGATGATGTGTAAATGGATATGAAAAAGTTTTAAAGTACTTTTTCAATAAAGATTCAGCATAATACCTTGAATCAAAGCTTTGATTAGACATGATTCACGACCTAATGATATAGTAGTTTTGTTTTTTAAAGTCCTCTTTTATAGCATTCTATTTCTAATATCTAACACGCTAGAACCTGGACTTAATGGGATACCTAGTCTAATGGATTCAGCATCTTGACCTATACTTGCTGGATTTGATGCTGCAAACATTCGTTGCCCACCTTTCATAACTTCATTTGAACCCATACCAGAACTAATTTGTGGTGTAGTATCTATTTTACCACAATCAGCATCCATTGCTATCCTATTTATACTATCATAGAAACTGAGACCACTGCTTACATATGGTAAATAAGAGCCATGTGTGCCGTCTAGTCCGGGACGTAATGTATAGTCAATTGGCGCAGAGCCACCCTTTTGACTTCTATTTTTTCTTGTTCCTTTACCGCCGCCACTTTTCTTTTGTAGTTCTAAATATGATACTGCCTCTTTCTCACCAATCGGTTTAGCAAATTTAGATTTCCAAAGAGTTTGAAATTCAGCAACAGACATTTTGGGATTTGCTTTAACTTTTCCATCAATCTCTTCAAATAGTCTACGAAGTTGTGGTATTGTTTTTGGCTGAGGTTTGACTTTTCTACTTCCTCCTTTTTTTCTTGTTAATCTTGGCATCTACTTATAGTTTATAATTGTTTCTCTAGTTCTATAATCTTTTCAATTGGAATATTGGAATATTTTGGTTTATCGGAAATGAATGCTTGCTCTTTTGGTTGAACTACCATAAATTTAGGAACTGTAATTTTAATATTTGTAAACATATTTAGAGTAGCAATTAAAATTCCAATTGCTATTATAAAACCAAATATTATAGGTACAGAATTTTTCATATAATCTCTCCATGGTGAAATTAAATATTCATGTTTAAACATCATATAATGAGCGTATACTGCTATACAAAAAAAGATTATAGTTAAGATAAAAATAATAGACGGTGTAATTTTAGGAACTATGCCAAAGACAAACACACCACTCATTAATAAAACAAATAAAGTTGGTAGAAACAATTCCATTTCCTCTATATCTTATCAATTAAATCTATTTGCGTAATAAAGTGTTTTCTACAGCAAGCACGTTTAAGATTTAGTTTATCCATAATCACCTTTTCGGGGGTAGTAGGAATTGTATTACCATCAAAGTAGTATCGCTCAAGTGTTTCTCCTTTCTTCAGTTTTTTTACTTCTTCTTGAAAATATCTCCATTTATCAGCAATCATTTTGCCACAACTCATACAACGAATTGGAATAATCATTTCTAGTATAATACAAAATATATTTAAAGTATTTTAATTTTTTAAAAATTTTGTATCCTGCGCTATAATTTTTATATTACATTATATTTTGCTTTTAGAAATGTCTTCTGTGTCTAGTGCGAGCGGTAATAATTACCAGGGATTTAACCCAGTGGGACGTAAGATTCGTGCTTTAGAGACTATTGTAGAAACTCTACGAAAGGAACTTGATGAAATGAAGGCTAGACCTTCTCAAAATGGCTCGGGACAAGCTGGTCCTCCGGGTCCTCAAGGACCTGTTGGTCCTGCTGGACCAAAGGGCGATCAAGGTGAAGTAGGACCAACCGGTCCTCAAGGCCCTAAGGGCGATCAAGGCCCGCTAACATACATTGCTATGCCTCAGAGCAATGTTACCACGCCAACTGTGCCATCCACTTCTTCTAGTAGTGCTTAAATCTCCTTACGAATTGCTCGTAATGATGATTCTGAAATTTTAATATCTTCATTTTGGTCTAACTCAAAAGCAAGTCTTTTGAGACCAAGTGATGGATACTTTTTAAAGTAAGAATGAATAATTGTTATTTCTTCATTCTTCCATTTTGATTGCCGAATCGGCTGTTCTTTTATACTAATATCTCGTTGTTCTCCTTCACTCGTTATCTTGAGGCTACCAATGTGTAATTTACCAGCGTGATGTAAATCATGACATGACTGACATACTACTATTAAATTCCTAGCATCATCTTTATGAAGACCATCTGGTAAAAATCCATTTTCATTTGCCTCTTTTTGTTGGACGATATGATGAACTTCTAGCATGTTGGTTCTAGAGCACTTACATATTTCACATTCTTTTACATCAATATTTTTGTTATAAGATGTATTTTTAGAAGTTTCTTGTAGAATTTCTTTACGAATTTCTTGTGCTAATTCTAAATATTCAGATGGAATATTCATAGCTTTTGCCACTTCTAACCCATAATATGTACTGCCAGGACCTTCTTCAAGATTTCTGTCATATACTAATAAATCCTTTACAGGGTCATAATGAACTTTTAGATGATAAATTTTTAGATTTTTTAATTCTTGAATTTGTTTAATTTTATTTAATCCATGATAATGTGTTGCAAAAATAAAACATGTGCTTTTTCTCTGAAGCCAAATAATACCAGAAGCAACTAATGAAGTAGCGGATACAGATTCTGTTCCAGAACATAATTCATCTCCAAGTACTAAACTATACTTATCTGCTTTCTTAAGAATTTCACGCAATTCAAGCATTTCTACAGCAAATGATGAAAGACCAGCAAAAATATTATCTTGATTTAATATTCTTGTATAAATACCTCTAAAAGGTTTTAATATAAATGAACTTGCTGGAACGTAACACCCCACTTGTGCTAATAGTGTAGCAATACCAACTGCTTTCATGAGTGAAGATTTACCAGAAGCATTCATTCCATAAAGCAACCAACCTTTCCCAGAATTTAATGATACGTTATGCTTTACATATTCAATTCTTGTATTTTGTGATTCAATAAGTGGATGTCTTAGTCCAATAATTTCAACACCAGAACCATGTTCGTTATCTTCAAAAATAGGTTTTGTAAAATTCTTTTCTTTACACACTTTTGCCATAGAAAATAAAATATCAATATCTGAAACATAATCTTCAATTTGTAACCATAAATCTTTGAAAATATCAAATAAATTATTACAAATTGGCGGCAGTTCTTTTGATACAGAATCCTTTAATTTTAAACGTAATACAAATACTATATTATGAATATCTTCAAGATAAGAACTGGTTATAGAACCATTTGATTTACGAATTGTAGTATTAATATTTATATGGGGCCATAATTCTTTTTTCGTATTTTTTAACTTTGTATCAATATTTGTAATAATCTTTCGCGAAGCATCTATGGAAAAGATATTTGATTCTTTTTCTTCAAACTTTAGAGATTCGCCAGTAAATTGATTTAGAGAATTTAAAAAAGTATTTGCTTTAGTTTTTTGTTCTTGAATTGCCATTTCAATAGTATACGTTTTAGGCGCTAAACTATTGTTTAAAAATGAAATATCATCAGAAGAATTCTTTGCTTTTTCAATATCAAACTGCGTTTTAAAATTTTCAATATAACCAATAAACGAATTACGTAATTCATTATTTACATGTAAAGGTGTTTCTTCGAGAATATGCATAATTTCAAGAATTCTTGTGTAACTTTGTTCTAGATTCAGAATATCTGTCGAATTTAAATTATAAAGTGTAAATTTATGATGAATTCTTTGTAAATCAGAGATTTGTTTTAACGCAAATTCAATTTGTTTCTTAGCAGAAACATCTAAATTCATAGCAAGTTCTAAACGATATATACGCATAGATAGTATGGTAACATCACTTAATGGATATAATAATCGTTCAAGAATTGCTCGTTTTCCCAAAGGTGTAAATGTTTTTTGAAAATAAGAAAGAATACTTTCATTTGTTGAAGAAATCATATTCAATTGATTCAATACATTATTTCCTAGATAAACATTATCTTCTGGTTTCCATACGGTATGCTCTTCAAGAATCTGTTTTGTAGATGGAAAATGGTCTTCAATAAATTCTAAAAGACGTACAAAAGAAATTTCAATATCTGTGTTTATAATAATATTTAGCTTAGAATAAATTGAAATAATACTTTTATTTGTAAAGAATCTTTTAAAAACTTCTTCAGAATTAATAATTTTTTTCAATGAACTATATTCTTTTATATGAAGAATTGTTGTGGGAATTCCTAGATTTTGTTTTAAATACTGTTCGCTAGGTTTTTGATATATATTGCCATTCCAAAGTACAACACATTCACGAATAGGATGTACTTGGAAAAAATGTAGCAATCGATCAAAGTTCCAGCTATCATATTTACCTTCTAGTTTCGAACTATAACTCAAACAACGCCCAGTAGAAATATCAGTAACACTAATAGAAAACATAGGTGCTGCGCTCGTTACTTCTTGTAAATACAAACAACCAATAAATACAGAATCAGATGAAAATGCTTCAACATGAGTTCCTGGTGAAAGAATCTGTGAAACCTTTCTAGAAAGAACTTTATTTTGTGGCCCGCCTTTTTCTTGATCTACAACTACAACCGTCCAACCTTCTCGTGTAAGAACTGATGCGAATTTATGAAGACTTTGTTCTGGAATGCCAGCGAATAAATCTTTATTTTCTTTATGTGTCAGTTGAATATTTAATAAAGCAACTGCTCGTTGCATGGATGTTTCACCTAAGCCTGTTTCTGGTTGAATAGAATCATACATTTCATAGAATTTACCAACTTCTAGAAAAATGCATGTATTGGGGCCATATTTTTGGGAATGCTCTTTATAGAGCCTTTGATATTCTTCTCTCATGTTTGCTATATTAATATAGTGGTAATTCTTTAACTTCTTTTACAAAGCTTTGTGCTTTAAGGTCCTTAATAACGAAGTTATTAAGGTTATCCTTAAAGCGCTTTGTGCTTTAAGGTCATAAAATCGTTATAAATTTGTCGTATCATAGATTCAGGGGCTTTAGAATCTTTTTTAATAAGTTTTGCATCTGATAAAATCTTTTTGATTTCTTCTAAAGATTTCTCTTCAGAATGTTTTTTAATTGTTTTAGCAACCCCCAACTTTTTACGAAGATTCTTTAAAGAAAACTGAATTCGTTTAGAAGATTTACGTGTTTTATTCTTAGACGCCATATAATTAGTAGGCTTTAATGCGGGTAAAGTTTTCGCAACAGATAATAGAACCTTTTGTGTCTTTTTCTTAGGAGCGTTTAATACAACTTTTAATTTAGGAGCTGCGCCTCCAGTGACTACAGGTGCAGCGGTTTCAGCAAGTTTAGAAGGATTTACTCCTTGATTAGGAACATCTGCCGTAGAAGAAGAGGTCGTAGATTGAAGTTGAACTATAGCGCCTTGCGTAGATCCACCTCCATTTTGATTTTTTCTAGACCTTCGTTTTTTACCACTTACACCCATATTTTCTATTGCGCCACCTGTTAAGATAATCTCTTTGGTATCTGACATCAAACTAATAAATATAACTTTTTTAAATATAACAAAAATAAAATAAAATTAAATATTAAAAAGTATATAAAACTATATATCAAAAATGTATCCTTCATATCATTCTGTATTAAATAAGTATTTTAGCCAATGTGAAGGTCGTCATATTATCTTTCACCAAATTGAGTCATTTAACACATTTATGGATATTGACATACCAGAAATTATCAAAAATGTAAACCCAATTATTGTTCGTGGCTCTCCAGAGGTTCCTCTTTCTGGACCTCGTTCTGCTCTTGCGTCAGCGACTGGACTTTCTACATCCGCAGCAAATGCGCTAATGGGATTCAAAGCCGACAGTATTACTGCGCTCGGCGGTCCTAAGTTTGAGTATGAGATTCATATGAGTTTTGAGAATCTTGCTTTTCGCAAGCCTACTATTTTCGAGAACAACGGAGCAGTACTTCCTATGATGCCGAATGATGCTCGTCTCCGAAATCTTACATATGCTTCTCCACTATTTGTTGATGTACGTATTAAGACTATCTTCATTGATAATACAAAAGACGGCCATCGCAGCATGCGGGAGCGTCTATTCCCTAACGTCCACATGGGTAAGATTCCAGTAATGGTCGGTAGCAAGTATTGCTTACTACACGATCAGACATACGTACATCCTAAAGTTCTTGGTGAATGCTCTGAAGATGC